CACGATCCCGTTTATGAGGAGTCCGATTCCAGTCATCGCTAACAAGATGACCGTCACCATATCCGTCTGGGCCGTAGATGATAAGCTCCGGGTGCAAGTAACTGCGCACCTTAGCTGCCATCTCGTGTTGCCACGTCCGCACGTAGAAGTTGTGCAGGACGAACAGGCTTTCGCCGCTTAACCACGATTTGATATAGCAGGGGCGGATGTCAAAGCCCTTGTAATAGTCCTTCCCGCAAGATTCGCGGAAATCACCAATCCAGTATGACTTCTCCGTATTAAGGGTGAAGCCAACGTCATATAACACCTGCCGAAGCAGGGGTACAGACGCGGTTCCCACGATGATGTCGTCCCCGTACACGCTTACGCGTGTTTCGGGGTCATCGATGAGTTCCGATACACTGGATGCCAAGGCCCAAAAAATCAGGGTCTGCAACGGGAATGTAAACCCGTTGCCCATCGAGCTGAACTTGTGAAGACGAAGGAGAACATCCCCGTCCCTCACAGTCGGTGTCCGGCATGAAGCTAAGGCCAGATACCAGTCGATAGGTAGCAAGTGAGCGACAAGCTCGGTGCTAATCGAGTCTGACGCAGAACTAAGGTCCAGCGTTGCTAAAGCGCCGGTAAGAGAACCCTCGCGGGCCAGACGTTGGTTACGTGTCTGGTCTCTCGGGTCCTGCCCTATGCCTCGCAGACGCTTCGCGATGTGCCGGCCGTAACCGCCCTGGAGTAATGCATTCAGGGTGGGCTCGGTCATAACACTACGATACGTCTTGGCATTCTTGGGTACAAACGCCAAGCGCCCGTCGTGAATTTCGACGGGCACCCGGACTTTATCCCCTTCCCCTTCGACAAGGCGACTCACGTCGTGGATATCGAAATAATGGGGGAGCTCCTCGATGAGCTGAGGAACAAGGGGTAGCACGTTTGCGCTACACGATGGTACCGCGCACAATTTAGTCCGTGCGCATGCATTTCTTTTTGGTACCGAGGTTGTTGCGCCTGGCCCGAAAACTAGTTTCAGCTCAGAAAGAGCCGGAACGTCCCCCAACACGTGGGCAATTTTACGCTGGGCACGAAAAAGTACGCGCTCAACGTCGCGACGAAAGCAAAAATCGCCGCGACCCCACATATTGAATAAGGAGTTCGTCCGTAGACAACTAATCTCCGAGTCATAGAACTTGTCCCGAGCAACCTGCTTCTTATCCTTGCCTATATCAAGGTCCTCGAGCTTCGTGAAGAAGCCTAAGGCCTGACGGAGGTGTAGGTATTGAACAGGTGAATAGCCGTCTCGGGAGTAATCAAGCTCGTACTCGCAAACAGCAGCAAAATCCCGACGGCTGATAAGGCCGCCGAGGACCTCGCCGGCAGTCCCTGCCTGACGGCAGTGAGCAAGCGCCAGATCAACGAGGATCTCTTTCGACTCATTTTCAGACACCGCAGTGTCCCAGGAGGTTATAACCATCTAAAGCTCCGTTATGGAAGCAGTGCGGCCGAGGCCGCCCTGGAACTACTTAATTCGGGGCCACAAGCAGATCGAACAGCTCAGGGAGCGGTCCGGTCGTGCTCGCAGCCACACTCGTGGTCACGTTGTTGCCGATGTTCACACCGAGCTGACGCGCGGTGCGACGATTCGCGATCGACGAACGTTCATGGAAGTAGCCCACAGTTTCATGGGTGTCCACGTACGCGACCTTCGGTGCGGCGGTGTAGCCTGCGGTGTTCTGTCCGGAGATCGATTCCATCACAGGGATCTCTACCCGGCTGGACACCCGGTACACACCTGAAGCAAGGCGCTTCAGCTTCATAGTCACGGTGCCCTGGGCGTAGATCGGCAGGCTTGCCAGCTGTTCACGCCAGAGTGCAATGACCTCCCCTTTCGTCTTTTCGACGGTGACGGGGAAGAAGGTGTGTGCGACCGGAGTCGCTGCGCCATCAAAGGCGACGATGTTAGCCATTTGGCTCATTTTTGTTTCCACTTGTTACCCGGCGGTTTGGAAATCCGCTAGGAGCTGTATACAGCTATCCGTAAGAAGAGGACGACCGACCTTCTTTTTTCGAGAAGATAGCGGTCACGAGAGCGATCGCATCTAGTAGCCGCTTACCGGGCCCCGATGTTTCTAAGGGGTTTTTCCATACCGGAAGCGGAACCGCCAGCGACGCTTGTAGTGTCCGTGTTACTCTGATCTCCTGGGCAAACCCAGTTGGGTTTGAGTACCCAGCGGACGCACCGTAGGCCGAGATCTCAGTGTACCGAGCTCGATAGCCTTCATAAACAGTGCGTACGTATGACCCTTTCATCTCCGAGACGGTACTGCGAGTCTCGATGTAGTTCCCGATAGGTACAAACCAGTCGGCAACAAATGAGAAGGGGATCAGTTCCCAGACAACAGCGGCAGGGTTGAC